TGCAACATCGCATGTGTATACTTTTTAGTCAGTGGCTCTGGATGGCGGGGTTGGGCTTGATCTGGCACGTTTTCCCATTCTGCGTGATGCATATTGCAACGGAGTAACGGATCTTTTTCTCTGAAACCATCCCTTCAACCCTACCGACCCAATAATCTAGAGTACAGATAGTACATAGGTTTAAAGACTGTCTTTAAGAGAGAGTATATAAAGATTCATCTTTAGATATACTTAATCCTTAGCTAAGGTATTGAGTAGAGTACTTATCTATCCTTATCTCAGTATAGGTATCAGTATATCTTAGAGTAGGTAATGTATATATACATTAGGTATCCTATTATCTATCTATATCTTCTATTATCTATTCTATCTATCTATTATCTATCTAAGTTAATATTATCTATTCTATCTATACAATGATGTATCGTATCTAAAGGAGTTAGCTTCTCCCTGGCCTTGTCATTCCTGTTGGGGAATACATAAACATTAGACTTAGGTGTTCTGCAACGGGTGATTTGCAACATGAGGCGTGATGCAACGCTGGTTTTGAGTAACCTTGATTGATTCTGTTGGGTTTAGCGTTTGGCACGATGCCTGCTTCCTTTTTAGCAGGAGGCTAACCCATGATCCGCATCACCCTCAACCCTCACAACCCTACAGGCCCTCTGTGGCTCTGCTACCTGGATATCGTAACAAAACAGATCACTTTTCTTGGCGAGGTGCTGTAATGATCAAGGTCGGGACTCTCATGGGCAAGGTCGGCTATTCTTACGACTGGAACAAAGACGGTCGGCATCTGGGATTTGTTTACGTGGATGTCCGTGGCGACAAGGTGGCCGAGTCGGTGATCTATGCGGCTGAGACTGTCCGGCACTTCGCCTATCCCTCCAAGTCTGACATCTTCGGCAAGTTGGGTTATGAGACGGACCAGATGCAGCGAGTCTATCGGGCCAGCGTCTTCCATGCCTGGAAACTTTCCTGAGCCTTTAAACCCCATCCAGGCTCAATCACGGGCCTTTCTCTGGAGTCTGTCATGCTCACCTACTCTCAGCTTGAAACCATCGCCAAGATCCTTGGATGGGCTGTCCAGGATGTCGAGAATGCCATTGGAGAGATCAACGAATCCTCCATGCCGATGGACGTTGAATCCTTCCTGACCGATGGCGAGATCACAGACGAGGATGGCAACCCTCTCCCGGCTGGTGTCTATGGTCGCCTCTCCATGCCTGGATACCTGGATTGCACAGACTGGCATGGTCCTTTTGGCACTGAGGATGAAGCCGTGGCCGATCTTCTCTCCTGCTACGCTGATTAACTTTCCTAACCTTCACCGGGCAGCGCTTCAGCGCTTCTTATTTGTGCCCAATCTTCAGGAGTCTCCCATGAACCGAAAAGAAGCTATTCGGCAGACTGAACAGATCCACGCCCTTGAGGCTCTGGGATTCTCCCAGGCTGAGGCTGAGACCTTGCGCCTTATCTCCCGCACCCTGTCACGTTGGGCTGAAAGGGAGTGCAATGGCGAGGTCGAGGTTGACGATAACGGCAAAGCTTGGTCTGTGTCCCAAGGGTACGCGCCATCCTGGAAGGTCTCCCGCTACATCACGCAGAATAGGGAAGCTGGAGCACTCCGAAGGCTTGGGAAGATCATGGAGGCACACCCTAGCCTGACCTATTACCATCAGGGAGACCCACGTGGCGCAGCACTCTATATCGTAAACCTTGACGCGAAGGTTGGAGACGAGGCTACCTGGGAGTACATCCAGACTCATAGCCTTGATTCTGTTTATAACTCTGTCGGCGTCTGCGTCTACTAGCTATGAAGTCTAACCTTGCCCATCGTCTGACCCTCTGTGCCATTCTGGGAGCTATCCTGGCTGGCATCCTGATTAACCTTCCCGATGCCCTAGCGGCTATCGGCGATCTGTTCGGAGTGTAGCCATGTTCCCAATTATCCCCTCCCATTCTGACCTAAAGGCTATCGTCCTATCCAATTCCCAGAATGACCTAGATGATAAGGTTCGGCAGGGTAGGATTAGTCCGACAGTCCATGCAATGGCCGTTGAAACAATCAAGGCTAGCCGTATGGAGTGGCACAAGGCCAAGGAATACCTGGAGGCGATGACTGGTCACGGCTACCTTGAAGCCGATGAATTGCCCACTTGCCTGTCTGTCTGCGCTGAAATCTGCCAATCACGATTTGACTAAGGAGCCCCAACCATGACCACCACAACCCATGACCTCATCCTAACGCCCCTCCTTCGCCTCCAGATAGCCCAAGGAGCCACGGGAGAGGGAAAGCCTATGGTTGACCTGCTCTGTGAGCTTTGGCTCGGTTCTGGGCACTCTGCGCTCAAAGCAGAGGCAGAGGAGCGAGGATTGAGTCTCACGGACCTTGACCGGCTGGCCGAACAGTTCCATTTGGCTAGCATCCAAATCCGGGGCATTATCGATGAACTCAACCCTGGCAGACAGTTTGAACTGAACCAAGTAGCTCAGTTTGGAGTGGATCGGCTGGAAGATGGGGAGATCGCACGGGATTAGCTAGTGTCTGCGGATTTACGAACAACGGAACCATAAACCCAGCGCCTATGCGCTTTTGTCCATCTGCACGACCCTCGAAAGGTGACGCGATGCCCCGAAACCTGAAGTCCCGAACCGAGCCCAAGGACACGATTGTTTCCCTGCCCGTGAGGGTTTGGCATCAGGTCGAAACCTTCGATGACGGGTCGGAAGTATGTGCGATCAAGCATCCCAACGGCGCAATCTACTTCGGCGCGAACTTCCCTGAAGCCCTGCACAACATGAAAGACGCCCTCAAACCGTGAATGTCCAGGAGTATCCATCATGACTAGAGACTGGAGAACGGAACCAAGAAGCTGCGCTTATGGCGGCTTTGCCGTCCTGACCCAAGCCGAGACTGACGCATGGGACGAACACGAAGCATACCTTGTGGGGCTGGGCCAGCATGACAGAGCCGCATTTATGGAACACAAAGCCCACGAAATGAACAAAGCGATCTGTGAGGCTATCGCAAACCAAACCCCTTGGGAGGATTGACCATGACCGCATTAGATAACCTGCTTGTCCGTTTGGACGCCTGCGAAGAAGCGCGGGAATGGGCAAAGACCCAGAAAAACCTTGTCGAAGCGTGGCAGAACTGCAAACGCTCCGACTGGATGATCTGGTTAATCGGACGATCCACGGTAGACCGTAATGACCCCAAACTCCGCCTAATGGCCTGCGATTTTGCCGAGGCTGCGCTTCATCTGGTTCCCGCTGGCGAGACCCGTCCCGCCGAGGCTATTCGCGTTGCTCGGTTGTTCGCCGCTGGTCAGGCATCACGCGAAGATATGGCCGCTGCCAGGGACGCTGCCTGGGCCGCTGCCAGGGCCGCTGCCGGGGCCGCTGCCAGGGCCGCTGCCAGGGACGCTGCCTGGGACGCTGCCTGGGACGCTGCCTGGGACGCTGCCAGGGCCGCTGCCGGGGCCGCTGCCAGGGACGCTGCCTGGGACGCTGCCGGGGACGCGCAATCCGACATTATCCGCAAGTATTACCCCGAAGATCCAAAGATCAAGCGAGGCACCCGATGAACTACCTCGAAAGCATCATCGAAGACCTGAACAACGGGGAAACCCCGGAACTCTGTCTTGCCAATCTGGAAGCCTATGCTGAGCCGGTGCTAGGCAAGCTGCCCCAGAGCCGCGACGAGATGAACAACATGGTTAATGGGATCTGCGCCATGTTCTACCTTGCTCGTTACATCCACCTTGCCCGGTACTATCCAGAGGGACATTCCCGAGTGGACCTTCTGCACAAGGCTGCTGGGTTGCTCCCTTCCGGGGCTCTGGAGGCCCCTAGAAACGACGAAGCGATCCAGCACGTAGACGAGTCGCTTCGCGTAGACCTGGAGGCTTAACTATGAGTAGCACACTGGCGAAGGTGCTAGCCCAATCGCTCAAAAGGAACGGGGACAAGCCCCTAACCATCGGGCACCTACTAAACATCGTCAAGATGGCCGAGCGCCTAGACAACATGACCGCCGAGAAATACGAGCAGTTCCTAGACCAATGCCGTGACGATGTAAACGACAATTGGGGTGATGAATGAAGATCCAGCCCCAAGCCACAGAAGATCCCGAAGGAACCCCCAGCGCCATAAACAAGCGCCTAGCGATTAGGCTCCACACCATGCAACATGAACTCCAGACCTTGCAGCATGAGCATAAACTCCTATATTCTGACCTGTGCGCTATCGCTAAGGCCCTGGGAGTGGATCCAGAGGGCTTTGGAGTCACCGGGGCAGGCATCGCACCCAGCACCATCCTGGAAGCCATCAAGGAACTGAGAACCCTGTCCCCGGAGTGGAGACTATGAGCTACGCACCAGACCCGTTCTATGGCGATTATGACCCCGAAGAAGGGCTTTGTGACTCCTGCTCTGAATCCTTCCCTGTGGATGACCTACGGAACCATTCTGACGGTAACCAATACTGTTCCGGGTGCAACTACATGACCAAAGAGGACCATCTAGATGCCCTGGTGGACTCGTATGACGGAGAATGACCCCATCTGGATCTGCGACTGTGGGGCGATAAACGAGTCCCATTGGGCAACCTGCCCCGACTGCCAGGAATACAAACCAAGGCCCTGCGATGACTGCGGAACAGAGTTTGTGCCCTGGTCAGAAACCAGCAAGGGCAACGCAAGGGCTCACAAGTATCAATGCCGAAGGTGCTACCTAGCGTCTGCGGATTTGCGCACAACGGAACCTTGACCTCAACAACTACGCACCTGTCCAGGAGCCCTGCCGTGAACTTCGCCAATCTCATGCGCTGCCCCAAGTGCAATGTCCCGCTGGTCAAGGGGCAGGCGATTCAGCAGACATACTCTGCTGGCACACCGGACTTCCCCGGCGAGACTCGCGGCATGACGATGAGCCCCGGTGGTCCCGGCAAGTTGATCGACTGCCTCAAGTGCCCGGACTGTGGCTGGTCCACCACCTCAACTCACATTCAGGGTCACGCAGGGTTCCCATGCCCTGAGTGCAACCACTGATCTTGTCCATCTGGAGGAACCATGGAAATTGAACACCCCGAACGATTGAAGCATCACCTGGACGACATGAAGGCGAGGGTGAAGCTCCTTCGGATGCAGGCTTCCGACCTGAATATCCAGGCGGGGACTATCGAAGCGGAATACATCCGGCTCGAAACCCTCATCGACCAAGTTCTCAACCACTGATCTTGTCCATCTGGAGGAACCATGCATTGGGTTGAATGCAAGCGGTGTGGGATGGGCGTCCAAGTGCCCCCCGTCTACACCGTTCATGCCTTCCGCTTCGGAGACACCGAGCGTCACAGCTACATCGTGGGCGTCTTTTCGTCCGACGAGCAAGCCGTCAAGGCCGCTGAAGAGGAAGAGGAATACCGGGGCGGGAAATACCGTTGCGAAGTCCTCGTTTGGTCCCTCAACGAAGGGATTGAGCAAGGGAAGGAAGTCCTCGGCGGACACCGCATCAACCCGATCCGCGCCATCACCAAAGACCAGCGACTCAACCCGTAAGCACCTGTCCATCCCCAGGCCCTTGAAATAAATACTGGCACCTAGCCTAAATAGGGCTTACACTTATTACTCACCCAGAGGGCGAGAACGCCCCTACCCCATAAAGGATCTACCGATGAAAGCCAACCCAAGGCCCAAGACCGAATACAAACTCCCAGAGGAGGGCGTGTCCCTCGCCTGGCTCTACAGCCTGATCGACCTGGGAACCCAGACGATTGAGTTCAAGGGCGAGAAGAAGCAGAGCCACAAACTCAGGTTGACCTGGGAACTGTGCGGCACGAAGGTCAGCGAAGAAGACCCCCGCCCCGTGTCCATCTCCCGCGAGTTCACCTGGAGCTTCCACGACAAGGCCACCCTGCGGTCTGTGGTGAAGAGTTGGACCGGCAAGGAACCCACCGACTCCTTCGACCTGGAATCTCTCTACCAGCACCCCTGCCAGTTGAACGTGATCCATGCCAAGGTTGGGGATAAGACCTACGCCAACATCTCCACGATCATGCCGCTTCCCAAGGGCACGAAGGTTGATGCCAGGGTCAATGAAACCTTCACCTTCGACATGGGCGAACAGCGTTGCGATGCCCTGATGTTCCTTCAACTCCCCACCTTCCTGCGGGATAAGATCATGAAGTCTCCCGAGGGCCACGCCAAGTTTGCTGCTGACAGCACGGGCACCCCCGACCTCGACACTGGCATTGACGCAACCGATATCCCGTTCTGATGACCTACGGAGCCTCCATGACCAGCGCCTCTATTACCCCCCTGCGATACCCCCTCACCACCCACATCTGCACCGCCTGTCGGACCCGCTACGCCATGCCGCAGGATGTCCTCTGTGGTGCCTGTGCTGAAGAAGCTGAGGAGCCGGGTAAGACCTACTGCAAGGCTTGCAACGCTGTCCACGGGACCTACACAATCGGCAACTCCGGGCGCACCGTCAGGGTCCAGATCCTTGGCAACGGCTATTGCCGGAAGTGCTTTGACCGTATGAAGTGCCCTGAGCGCAGGAAGGCGGAGGTGAACTAATGGGCTGGGTCAGCGTTAGTGATGAACTCCCACCGATAAATGTCTATGTCCTTGGGTTCTGTGATGCTGGCGTTAAGGTTTGCAAGCGAGGGCGATGCGGGAACGGCGTGAAGGGAGTTTCAGGACCACACTGGGCTTGGAGCCTTTCCGGCAACCCATCGCGGAAGAATGTTTCTTATATAACCCATTGGATGCCGCTACCAGAAACACCCGTGAGGCAATCATGAACCCCTCCCCCTACAAGACCGAAGCCGAGAGGACAGAAGCAAGGCGCAAGACCTACCGCGAGAGCAAGCAACGCAAGGCAGAGGAACGCAAGCGAACCAAGAGCGCCATTGAGTCCTATGTATCCCTGCTCATCACCAGCGGGAACGGTCCTGCTTGGCGCAGGGATCTGATGATCGACATTCTCCGCAAACAGAGGGGCCAGTGATGGAAGATGCCGAGTTTGAGGTAAGGTGCAGCGGTGAGCCGGTGGCGTGGGCTTGTGGCCCAAGGACCGATGCTTTGCGCGAGGCTTACCACTACAGTCTGATCTATGCACACGATGGACCTACTGACATTTGGGAAGTCCACAAGACCTACACCCGTGTTGATGCGATACCCTTGGATTACACTGATGAAGCGTGACTGGACCCCACCCGCAGACATTGACGCAGAGCGAAGCCTTATCTCGACTCTGTGCCAGCCGGGGAACGAGGTTCAAGCCTTCGATCTGTTCAGCCACATGGTAGAGCAGGACTTTACCGTCCCTGCCCACCGGGCGCTGTATCGCGCTGCTATGGGCGTCTTAGACCGCAACGGGGAGCTTAACAGCCTGGAACTCAAGGCTGAGTGCGACAAGCAAGGCTCCCTCGTTACCGTCAACGGCTACACCGGCATCGTGGAGGTCTTGCAGGGTGATGAGGTTGGGAACCCTGCCTACCTCGCAGAAGTGATCCAGACCAAGCGGAAGCACCGCCAGTTGATCCTGATGGGCGAGAAGCTGATGCAGAGGTGTATCCAAGAGGATGGGAACCCGGATGATGTGATTGCTGAGTTCTCTGCTGGGCTGGCTGACGTTGCAAGTCGCAACAGCCGCCGATCCTCCATCCCACTTTCAGAAATTGTCATTGAGGCTCAACATGGACATCCGTTCTCCCCGCAGGGCCATTCAGCGAAGGCGGGTGTGTTTGGGATTGATGACCTGGACCAGATTGCTTATATCCCCATTGGGGAGCCAACTCTTATTGCGGCTAGACCCGGTGTGGGAAAGACGGCTCTTGCGGTCCAGTCTGCCTTTAGGTCTGCGAGCATGGGGGCTAAAGTCCTTTTTGTTTCGATGGAACTTACTGAAGAAAGGCTTAAAGCCCGTTTCGCTGCATACCTTACTGGGGTCTCAGCTAAGGTGTGGCTTGACGGTACCTATACCCACGATCAAGCGAATCTCTTGGCCCAGCACCAGCAGACGCTAGACAACATCCGGGTCATCTCCCCTGACCAGGGCATCCCCTGGCCCACGCTAGAGGCTGAGATTCGGCTGAACATCCACAAGCATCAGACCAACCTAGTGTTCATTGACTACTTCGGGTTCATCGGCATCACTAGGGCCAAGGATGAGAACATGGCCTATAGCTCCGCCAGGGTCATGGCTTCCATTACTGCCCTGTGTAAGAACGCTCAGATCGGCATGGTGGTGCTGTGCCAGTTGACCAAGGATGCCACCAACCGGGGCAGCAAGAAGCCCACGCTAACGGAGCTTGCTGACACAGACCGTCCTGCCCGTGACGCTGCGCTGACTCTCATGCTTTACCAATTGAACGATGGCACCCAAACCTGGATTTCGATAGCGAAGAACAGGAGCGGGCGAACCGATTACGATAAGCTCGTAAGTTTTGATGGCGCTACCAATCGGTTTGAGTCCATCGTCCGTTACACTGACTAGGAGACACCCAATGGGCGAAGCGCAGAAAATAGACAATGGATGGGAATGGGACTGTCTAGTTGCCGAGCGTGACGCCCTCCAAGCCCGTGTCGCGGAACTGGAGACGGCACTGGTTTGGTGTGGTGGGTCATCTGACTTCTGCCCTGGCGGGATTGCCCGTGAGGGTTGGATGAAGGTCTGCGCCCCCTTGCTTCAACAACCGAAACCGTAACTGTCCATCAACGGAGCCATCCATGTGCATTTTCTTCCACACCTGGGGCAAGTGGTCCGAGCCATTCGACCAGCCCATTGTGATGACCTATCGCGGGGAAGTCCTGAAAACAGGAACCGCGCCCTACCAGAAAAGGGCCTGCCTCAAGTGCGGCAAGATCCAGGAACGCGAAATCTGAGCCTGTCCATAAGCACCCACCATAAGGAGAACCATGCGAATCACTCTTGAACGCTTCATCCGAGGGCCTAAGTTCACCATCGGCTCTCTGTCCATTGACGGGGTTTGGCATTGCTATGAATAAGAAACTTACGCCGATCCAAAGGTTCATCTCCAAGGTCGCCGTGTCCGATTCTGGCTGCTGGCTGTGGCTTGGCGCTCTACACCACACGGGTAGGCCGGTTTTTAGCTACAACTCAAAGTTTATTTTTGCTTACAGGTGGGCGTGGGAACAAGAAAATGGCCCGGTCCCAGACGGTTTGGTCCTCGATCATTTTGCGTGTGACAACCCTGGGTGTGTGAACCCAGACCATCTACGCCCCGTCTCACCGAGAGAGAACACGCTCCGTGGCCGTAGCCTCGCGTCAGCAAATGCCGCCAAAAACGAGTGCCCTGTCTGCGGGAACGAGTATATCTGGGCAACTGGGTCGAAGATCCAGCGCTATTGCCGACCGTGCAAAACTCGGGTTGCCAGAAAACTAAAGAACTCAAAAAGGGAGAAAGCGTGAAAATACTTCTCAACAGGTTCATCCGTGGCCCAGAGGCGACAATCGGATCTGTCAGCGTGGATGGCGTGTGGCTGTGCTACTCGCTAGAGGATGCCGTTAGGGACGATCCCAACCCCACCACGCCCCAGAACGAGGGCAAGGTCTACGGCCAGACAGCTATCCCGGCTGGCACCTACCATGTGATCGTCAACCTTAGCCCCCGCCTGAAGAAGCGGATGCCCCGCCTGCTGAATGTCCCTGGCTTTGATGGCATCCTGATCCACAAGGGGAATGACGCAGGTGACACTTCCGGGTGCATCCTTGTGGGGGCCAAGGTGGACAGCCCCACCCGCATCTCAGACTGTTCCAAGGTCTTTGATGAACTGTTCCAGAAGATCGACTACGCCTATGGCTCTGGCTCTGGCGAGGGCGTAACCATTGAAATAAGCAACCGATGGGATGAAGAACCCCACGGTTCCCTTGAGGAATATTCCTGGAGTCTCCAATGACCAAAGCAAAGAGCAAGCCCTGTATCTGCTGCAAGCACTACTCTGGCGGAATCCCCTGCCAGAAGGGTTGGAAGCCACGCCTTTTCCTGAACGGAGGGTTGAGGCGGGTGTGTGATGACTTTAGTTACCCAGCGCCTATTCCAATGGGGACCAAGGATGGATTATCGCTACTGGCGAGTGCCATTATGAAGGCTAAGCGTCTGTTTGGGTGTGCATCATGAGCACAGTCCTGGCTTATGCAATCATCATCCCGCTGGTAGTGGTCTGCTTTGTCGCTACCGCCTTCATGATCTGGGATCTTTGGCACATCCCCGTCATCTATGTGGACGGTGACGAATGAAGGGCTGCGGGTTCTTCCACGACTCCACCGGGGCCAGATCCTACGGACGCCTTGCCTCGTTTCTGCTGGTTCTAGGCGGTATCCTGCTGGGGGTTGCCGGTAGAGACTACGGTGCTATGCTAACCGCCGCCGTTGGTTTCTACGCCGCCAGTAAGTCAGCCCAAGCGTTCACAGAGGGAAAATCCATTGAGTCCACGGGAAAGATCAATCCTGCTTGAAAAGTTGGCATCTAGCGTAGAGAAGGCCCTGGACGGTGCGTTAACCGATAAAGTGACACGCAACGGGGCCGTTCTCTCGCCCTACTTCACCGCTAGACTGCGGGGCTTGATAACGGAGTTACACAGTGGCAAGCGCGAAGAAGAAGCGTTACCAAGTAATCCAGGAACATCGGTCAACCCACCAAGAGGCTGAGTCAGAGCTTCTATCCGAGCAACCGAAGAAATTTGACCCCAACGCCAGCACCGAGGATCTGATTGCCGATCTTCGCCGGGTGCAGGAACAGAACCCTGATTGCTACATCACCCGGCGCAAGTACCGCAAGCTGGGCACCTACTCAGACTCCACCTGGGACAGCAAGTTCGGCACCTTCCACGAGTTCCGCAGGCAGGCCCGTCTGGAGTTGAGCCGGGGCCAGCAGACACTTGAGAAGCAGATCGCCAAACACGCCAGCCTGGACACCCGCAGGGGCTTCATGGAGGTTGAAGTTCTCCCCTGGAATGGCCGCTACGAGCAGGACCACGCCGGGCGTCTCCAGAGGATGGTGGTTGCTTCTGACTTCCACGACAAAGAAACAGACCCCTTCGCTCTAGAGGTGTTCCTTGAAACCGTCAAACGTGTTCAGCCTGCCATCGTTTGCTTGGCGGGTGATGTTTACGACAACTACGAGTTCTCCCGCTTCGACAAAGACCCGCGAGGTTGGGACGCAGCCGGACGGTTGGGTTGGGTCAGGGATAATCTCTTTGCACCGCTGCGTAAGGTGGCCCCAAGCGCCCAGATCGACCTACTGGCCGGGAACCATGAACACCACTTGCTCCGGCACATGGCTGAACGCACACCGGAGATGCGGGCTATCCTGAGTGACTTCATGGGCCTGTCGTTTGCCGACCTGCTGGGCCTGCGGGAGTTTCAGATCAACCTCCGATGCCAGCATGACCTGTCGATGTTCCGCGCTGCTGATGCCAGGGCTGAGATGAGCAAGAACCGCAAGACCTACTTCGGCTGTGTGACCGTGGACCACTATCCCGATCACAAGTTTGATCTTGGAACCAACTGGATAGCAGGGCACACCCACAAGCCTGACCTCAAGACCCACTGTAACGAGATTCTAGGCTCCGTCTGGGGCGTGACCAACGGCTGCATGGCGAAGGTCGATAACAACTACACCGACAGGAACAGGAACCAGAACGGCTTTTCCATCGTCCATGCGGACACTCAGACCAAACGGGCGGTGATTGAACCCATCATCTTCAGCGATGACGCCTGCATCGTTGGCGGCATCTTCTACCGGAGGCACAATGACAAAGCTGCTAATTAAACAGTGTCCAGACCGCATGATGTGGTATAGAGACAAGGTTGGGCAGACCGTCCCCCATGTTGGCAAGTGGCCCGAGGGTTACAAAAGTAGGGAAGACGAGGGTTATCTAAACATCGTCAAGTTTGAGGACGCCGAGGTGGTGGACGGGGACTAGGTTAAAATAGGGAACGGATGGGGGGGGCCTATGTGGGTAATGACCGATGGCGAAGAAGGCTACATGGTCTCCGAGGTAAAGGGCCACATAAGCGAACCGTGGGGTATTATCCTAAACCAGCAAAAGGCCATTAAGTTGATTGAGTACCTTGAGTGGGGCGAGGCGCTAGAGAAAGGTCAAGTGAGCGTAGCGCCACCCAAGAAACTAACCACCAAGACACGGAGAAAAGCATGATCGAGGCCCTGATGATCAAACTCGGATTTAGTGGCATGATCGCTGTTGCCCTAGCCGCTACGCTGGTAGGTGGGTCAGTAGTTGTTAAGATGCGGCTTGCCTCCAAAGACGCCAAGATCGCCAAGCTCACGGATCAGGTGAGGGAGGTGGCCCAGCAGCGGGATGCCCTGCTGAACGCCAACCGTGCCCTCACGCTGTCGGTCCAGAAGCAGAACGACACGATTGAGGGTTATGTCCGTGCTGGTCAGATCCAGCAGCAGAGGGCTGACCGGGCCGTTAAAGAGGCCCAGAGCGTAAAGGAACGCTGGGAAGCCTACACCCGTGAGTTGGATGGGGAGCCCGATGTGCAGAAGGCTTATGACCGCATCATGGTGAAATGGAACCGCCCCGACACCGCGCCTAGCGAGGTCCCTTGACAGAAGGTTATCAAGGGTTATATTTCTAATTGCGCTTGGTCATGGCGCTCCAGGCAGGGCGGTTGAGTTGCAAGGGACTCGCCGCCCTGTTTCGATAAGGGGGTTAGATGGGCCGTGGTCGTGGTAAATACCAAACCAAGCGCGAACGGATGTGGTATGAGCAGGCCGGCCTGTGCTACTGGTGTGGTGACCCGATGGTCTGGCGAGACTTCGGGGAACACGAAAAAATGATGCGGAACGACTGCACGATAGAACACCTAGACGATCAACAATCCCCCCACCGTGGGTTGATGCCTAAGGCCGTTAGGATCGTCCTTGCACACCACCAATGCAACCACGAAAGGGGGATTCTGTCCCACGGGGAATCGCAGAGGGTTGGGCCTTTGTCTCACTTCTACGAGTTCAACCCGCACACCCCATCGTTTATCACCACCGCCCTTGAGGACTAAAACAATGAACCGCCTTATTTTAGTTTCAGCCTGTTTTCTAACCTTAGCCTGCAAACCCACCACGGTCTATGTTGACCGACCGGTGATCGTGAAAGAGGTAGTGCCCGTGCCGTGCCCCCAGCCGCCCGTTATCAAGCGTCCGGTGCTGAAGCCACTACCACCCAACCCAACGCCTTCCCAGGTCGCAGAGGCCGCTTTACGCTCAATGGCAGAGGTTATGGGGTATGCCGAGCAACTGGAGGTTCTGTTGGACGCCTACCGGGAGAAGAAATGACCAAAACCATGAGCCATCTGGAGGTGATGCTTGACGATCAACTCTGCCTCGCTGGGATCAACCCGGAGGATACCGAGTTCTTTGCTATCCCTGGTCGCAGATTCCGTTGGGACTTTGCTTGGCCTAGTAAGAAACTGCTGGTAGAGGTCCAGGGCGCGATTTGGGTCAAGGGCGGTCATTCTACTGGAACGGGGATTAGCAGGGACGCCGAGAAGCTGAACCTTGCAACGCTGGCTGGGTGGAGAACCTTGATCCTGACAGCGGAGATGATTAAAGACGGTCGCGGTCTCAAGTGGATTCAGGAAGCGCTGGCAGGATGCTAAAATTGCCGTGGGGGTTCTCATGGCCGAAATCGACCAGCGACGAAAGAAATTCTACCTGGACTGGGGAATTAACCCCGCCTACATCGGCGTTCTTACAACCTTTCTCGTAGCCGCACTCGCATGGGCTAACGGGGTGGACAAGAAGGATGCCACCCAGGATGCCATGATCACGGCTCACGCGGAAGATGACAAGAAAACGGAGAAGCGGGTGGACAAGTTGGAAACCCAGACGGATGACAGGCTGGCCCGGATGGAGGCCAAGCTCGACCGTCTCATTGAAAGGTCGAAGCGTTGACAGGACTCAAGGTGCGCCCCCTTACGCCCCGCCAGATCGCACTTGGCTGCGCCCCAGAGGTTGAGTGGGAGCGTCCAGACTGGACAGAGAGTTTCACCATTGAAGAAGGCTTCCCGGATGCCGATGAAGAAGAAGATGGACCAGCCCCCCTCTCCAGAGAAGCCCGAGCCTTCGTCAGAAAGCACCAGCGCAGGGAAGCCCGACTTCGTGCCAAGGGACGGATCGCCTAGCTTGGCTCAAGTCCCAGGCAACACCGGCATGGCTGTCTGGGGCAAGGTGTGGAGCTACGGTTCTAAGCTGCATGAAGGCGAGGTTGGGAACTGGGTTTCCTTCGCCATCTACATCCGTCAGCCGCAGGACTCCATGCTGACTTGCTTCGTCAACTGGATGGACTACACCTGGGTTCCTGAGAAAAAGGCCCTTGTCATCTGCCAGGGAGTGCCTATACTGAGAACTAACGAGGACGGGTTGCCCTACCTCGTGCTTAGGTGCTACGGCTCCAAGGGCGTGAGACACGCGATGAATACCAAGATTTGACTGTCCCGCTGCAACCGATAGTAAGGCCAGCGAACCTCCAACGAAATGCCGGGATACGGTCTCGGAGGACGGAAGCAAAATACCCAGCCAAGTTCTTGCAAGTAGTGTTCCCTTTTAACCTGTGGAAAAGGACGGGAACTGGCTTGTGCCGGGAGTGGGTTGCGGCTCACAATGGCTGGGTTAATTAGGGGGGGCTTCGGTCCCCTCTTTTTATGCCCCGAACTGGCCGGGGCTGCGGAGGTGGGTGGGTATTACTTGGCCACCCACCCGGTGCTGCTTGACCCTGTTTCCTTGATGTAGAGGGTTTTTCCCGTGGTGCCATCAAGCCTTCTGTAGAGAGTCCCAACCGGAGCTGTTACAACCCCCTCGGGCGCACCATAACCAGGGATGACGCCAGAATCAACGGGAGCATTTTTCCGAAGGAAACTACTAATGCTCACGCTCACATTGGCGGTGGTGTAGACCGTCCCGATAGAGCAGTCATCCAATGTGACCACGGCAAGCCCGTCAGTTACTAGATCATAGAAGGGGTCTGAGCCGATGCAGTCCTTCAGAACGGCCTTACCTGCCGCCCCACCAAAGTAGAAAGCACCGTGAGTTGCGGAGCCTGTGGACCCCCACCCGCGACATCCCGCCAGCACCGAATAGCACCCGTTTACATTTGCGAAAAGTGGTCCGTTGCAGGTATAGCCAGAACATGAGACATAAAGAACAGATGCACCCTCATGGGAGGAGAATGCGTTGTTGATATTTGCCGTAAGGGTGTAGCCGGTCCCATTCAAGTAACTTACGCACCCGACACAAACGGCCAGGTAGGTTCTAGGGTCAGCGGCTCCGATCCTAGTGTAGTGTGCGTTAAACCCATCTGAACCATTGTATGAGAAAAAAGAGTTGAAACAGTATGTGGACTTCACGGAATCAACAGCCAACCCATCCCCGTTGGGGCCAAGCGACCCGCAGAAACTGCAATTGTAAGTCGTGAATCTGTGTGAGGTGTTGTCGCCGGTGTCATTCCTGACGCGGAGCTGGGCGCCTCCAATAAAAAAGCAGTTCCGATAAAACACTTCAGCCGAGTTTTTAAGATCGAACGAAGGGGCTGTAGCGGCGATACAAACCAGATGAGTCCCATTTACCGGGGTTGTCCCTGCCAATGTGTGGACATAAACCAGCGTCCCATCGGTCCACCAGCTACCTGCTAGAGCCTCAACTTCAGCAATAGATGTTTGTCTTGTGTAGGGGATTGGGATCCCGTTGGAGTCCTTATTGCTAATGTCTACGACATTCAGAGTACTTGCACGAGTCGCCTGGAAGGTGTAGGTCATCAAGGAGGTAAGCGACCAAGCCAAGGTCTCCTGGGCAGAACTGATGTATGCCTTCTTGGTGTTGTCATCCGTGGTTAGATAGATTTTTTTCCCGTCGATGATTGGGGTAAGCCAGGTCAACTCGTCCCGGTAGAACAGCACATCTGCCCCGCCCGTAACAATCAAGACTCTGACCGAGGTATCGGCACCTGCCTGAGCTATGGCAAACGCTTTCTGTGGTGTTTTATACGGCAACCCACTGGTGCCGTCCCCAGTGGCATCGTTCCCCGTGGCCCGGTTCACATAGATGGTTCTGGTATAAGCCAACGATGCTGCATAGGTGTCGGGATTGAAGCTGCTGGTGTAGTTCCCGTTCCCGTTCCTAGTGAATGTCAATCCCGTGGCGATGAAATCCGTTGGGGGTGCCCATGAGAACTGGTCCGTCATGGTGGCGTTTCTCGCGGCATAAATATCAACGGCGTTTGTGTCTAAGGCATCCTCAACCGTCCCGGCCCCATACCCCACCAGCCCCGCCCCCGAGGATGCGGCGAGGTCGGAACGGAGCGAATCTGCGGACTGCCCAAGTGTATCCAGCCTAACCCGATATTGTTGAGTAGCGCCATTACCACCGCTAATCTGAACATCATACTCCCCGTCAGCAGCCATGAAGCCAAAGACTCCATTGGCCGTAGTGGTGAATGGGTTGGACAGCCCACCGGGAGCAGAATCGTCCGTATTGGGGTCATAGACCGTAGCCAGAGCCCCCGTCCCGCCGTTATAGACCGCACAGTTAGCCCCGTTAACCGCGTTCCCCTGCTGGTCCCGAACCGTTTTCCACCAACGCTGATAAGCCATTTGTCAGTCTCCCATCATCATTTTACTAGCATCTGCCTTGAACCAAACCCGTCTCTCTCGTAGTGAACGCCAGTATCCGTCACGGCAGCGTTAGCAGCGTAGGTGTCTTGCGGGTCCGTAGCGTCACGGAAGATGGTGAAGACCAGTCGGCTGCCCATAGTCATCCCTGCCCCGCTGATGGTGAAGGCTGTTGTTTCCTCGCTCCAGGCAACGCCGCTAGTAGCTGCTACCGCCGAAACGGTTGTAGCCGGTCCTGGAACTGTGCCACGGTTGAACCAAGTGTAGCGCAGTTTCCACTTAACATTCCCAACAGCCGCCGTGGTCGGATACCAGTGGATGTGGAAATGGATGTCAGAACCCTCCAGGTAGTCATGCAGAATCTCTAGGCTGGAATGGACTTCATCAGGTGTCGGGTTGGTGCCGCTGAAGGCGTAGCAGTCCAGCCTGGAGTCCCCATTGAACGGGATGACCGCAGGGGCGGCAGCACCACCCGCAGGCGGCACCAGACTGATGTTGATGTCGTTCCACGAGGTAGCCTCACCGTGCAACACGGCGGTCCCATCGGCCTCAATCTCAAAGTAGTCCGGCGCTGTCCCATGCTGGTATACGCCCGTGCTACGGGGGTCTACCTTGGTCATCAGACCGTTCATCGTTGTGTCGATGACTGTGAAGTTGTTATTTACCTGCGGTCCCCACTGTTGGCCGTTGCCAGCACCATCCCCCACAGAAGGCAGATAAAGCCCATAAAAGGTCGTAGTCGTAGCCATCTAGCCTCCCCACCTCATGTTACCCCACTCGCTCAAGGACCATCCTTCTGCTGGCGGGGCGACACCCCTAGCCACATTACGCACCACCGGGCGCTCCACATACTCAAACAGACTCTCAATCGTTACGGCAACCCGGTCATCGTTGCCAGACTTGATGAACACAAGATTATCCCAGATAGGCTTTAGATCGTCCACCCGGATGACGAACACGCCATTCTGGAGAACCGAGTCCGTTACTATAGCACCGGACTTGAGGTGACGGACCACCGGGTAGCCGATGATGGAGCCGCTGGTGGACTCTCCGGCAATCGTTACTGTTTCAGACCGGAGCCCCGTGATGGCAACGATGACCTCTTGCCCGTCCTCGGCTAGCTGGCGCTCGATCGCAAGCCTACCAAGAACGCCTAGCGGCTTCACGGGTCCGGCAAAGCGGTCTGGGAAGGCGGCTGGCCCGGCCAACGGGTCTGCGGGGCGGTCCATGACCGCAGCAAGGACATCAGCGCCTTCCGTGGCGTCTAGCGCAAGGTCTGATGCCCCCGCTACGACATCTAGGCTGGCGTCTAGTGTGTCCGCCCCTTCCGATGCAGCACAGGCCAGAGATACAACCAGATCAACAGCCGAGCTGGCCGTGTCTGCGGCTTCAGACGCCGATAGAGATAGAGAAACAACCAATCCGGCAGTTCCAGACGCACTATCAGCCCCCTCTGTAGCGGCCATCGAAAGGCCGATGGCAAGCCCAAGACTACCAGATGCGGTATCCGCGCCCTCAGTTACCGCTAGGGATAGATCAGAGCTAGACGCTGGTACGGCAGACTCAAAGAATGAAGCCTGCACAACCGCATCGGCGTTGACGCCATACGAGGTAATGGAGCCTAGCAACCCGCCGATGTGTCTATCTATCGGGCCAAGTTTTGAGGGAAGCGCCATAATGCCTCCCTACTTGTTGGCTATTTCCAGGGCCACATAAGGCGTGGAGGTTGCGGTTGAATCGGGAGCGATCAACGCCTGGAGAGCCGAATCAGCAAACACCTGCGGCATCCCCGTCTGCGTCAGGTCGAAGTTCATGGTGTAGGCAGCCACGGGGATACGGAACCGGAACAGGGGACGGATCACCAAGACATTGAAGGTTCCAACCGTTGCGGTAGCGCAGGTCACATTCGTAATGCTCTGAAGCCCGTTGTCACCAGAGGCAAGCCGCAACTGGTATTGCCGAGCGATGCCAAGCGCAGCGGGAGCCGCGACAGCACCCGTGGTCCCAGCCGCACCGCCTTGGTCCGTGTAGGCAACCGTTACGGCTGGGATGCCGGTGAAGGCGGTCACAGCCTCCACCCATAGTTCCAACCCCGTGAAGTCCGTCCCACCTGGAACACGACTAGACCAGCTAGGCGAGGTCACGGCCTGGGCAGCGTTGAACGGGTAGGTCCCGCCCTTCCAGAGAATGTCAGCGATGGTGATGGACATCACCACGGGCGCGGTAGCCTCGATCCTTGTGAGGTAGCCGGTAGCCCCGCCTGTGAAGGCATTGATGATGGGGTAGCCAGCAGTAGCGCCAGTCTGGATGACCCCGTTGACGCCAGCACCAGCCAGGGTGCCAGCGCCGGGGTTCCCTGCCGCCTGAAGGTTCTGAGTCTGCTGGAAGGCGGTAGCCGCAATGCTGGCGGTCTTGTTGATCGTTAGCCGCTGCTTGACCGCTGCGATGTAATCGTCACGGGAGGCTATAGCCATCACACACCGCTAGTGTTATGGGTGATCGACAGCGCCGTGAGATTGCAGGTCTGCCCACTGGTGATCGTGGTAGATGGCGAGATGATGACATTCGTCCCGCTGGTCCCAACCGTCAATCCGCTGACAATCACGGTGCCACCTGACTCCTTGATACGCGCCTCAGCAGCAGCCCCAGTAGCAGCCGCCGTAGCGGTCTTAGGCATAGAGGCACCCGTGAGGACATCACCACTGACCGTCCCGGCGGGGTCAGACAGCGTGAAGGTGACGAGCGTAGAGGCAAACCCGGTAGTGCCAATCTCTAGCGTTGCCGCCCCCGCCCCGCTGTCAATGTCCGTCTCGACAGCGGTCATCCGGGTGGTCCTGAGACTGGACCGGTAAATAACACCCACTAGAGGTTAGCCTGCTGATCGTAGGCGCAGGACACGATAGCCGTGCCAGCGTTCACAGCCGCGCTCTTGGTAAAGATGAGGCTCTGGATCACGCCAGCGCCAGCATCCAGGGGCAGGTAGTATGTGCCCGTAGCCAGCGCAGCAGCGGTTGACTGACGCCCGGTGGCAGCATCCACAACCAGCAGGTTAGCAGCGGCGATGGTGGACCCGCCCCAATCCTTGGCGCTGATGGCCGTGGTCTCGGTGGTCGTGACCAACTTGATCACGATGTTAGAGACAAGCCCCTCGGATGGCTGCAAGGCGATGCCAGTAGCAGCACCGAAGTTGGCAGCCGTGGCGGGGCCAAGAAGCCCGAGGAAAGGCACAACCACGGGGGCGTTGCCAGAGGAACGAAGCTGGGGGGAAGAGACTTGAGCCATTGGTGAATCTCCTTAGCTGTAGCGGAAGAGGGAGTGAGTGATGGTAGCGGTTTCCGCCCCAGCAGATTTGACGAACTTGTAAGCAACTGCCCCACGAAGGTCAACGACATAAGCGCCGTTGCCAAGCGTGGTCTGCGCGGTGGGGGCACCAAACACTGTCCCATCAGGGCTGATCTGCACGGCCACCGTCTCACCGGTCAGACCGCTGATAATCACCAGCGCACCCTCCATCGCCTCTCGGACAGCGTAGGGGCCAGAATGGGCAGCAGTAGCACTAGCGACCTGTGGCATCGCGGAAACGGTGTAGTTTTGATTGTAGCCGGACATAGACTGCCCTCCAGATAGTGATTATACCTTACTCAGTTTCTAGATCCTCTGGCGTGGGTGGGATCTGGTTGACCGGGTTAGATCCGCCAGAAGTAAAGCCTAGCGCCATGTTCTGGCCAAGGAACTGCTCAATATCCTGGAGAACCTTCTGCCTGGCCGCGCTTCCGGTCCTAGACGCAGACAGCGTGAGCATCATGCGCTTGCCAGTGTCGGTGGTAAGCAAGGGCTTCAACACCGTGAAGGGCTGTGCCCAGATCCAGCGGGTCCAGTTGGGATTATTGCCGCCCGTATTCCCAACCTGCTTCATGTGCTGCATAACCTCTTGGATCGCGTTCACTTGCAACAACTCAAGGGGCGTAGCGACCTCACCGATCCTCTCCATCTGTGCGGAAAGGCGCTTCAGGAACTCGCCACTCTGAAGCTGATTGGCAGAAGTCTCAGCCGTGTTCATGGAGTTGGTGACAATGTCCTCGACAAGAGTGTGGAAGTGGGCAGACCGCCCAGCGGGGCCATAAACGGCAAGCAGTTCTCGCGTCTGTGACGGGCTAAGGTTTTTGAGCGCGGCGGCGAACCGGTCAGGCGGGAGTTTGAGCAAGGCGTTGAGTTGTGCGCCAGAGAGGTTCTTGTTCGGGCTACCATCAACAAATCTGCCAAATGTATTAGCATATTCCGCGTCAGCGGAAGCCTTTTCATTGATGTAAGCCTCAAGGTCGGTGTTCGTGTTCTTGGTTTCCTCTGCCTTCTGGATGAGGCTATTGATGGCGTTGCCGCGTTCCCGGTCACCAGCCGCAAACGCAGCGTCCTTCTTATCGCGCAGAACCCGCAGGAACCTATCAAGTGACCCGATGTCATGCGGCATACCAGAGGACTCACTAGGAGGGGCGATAGGCCCCTCTGAGAACCCCTGCGGTGCGGTGGTTAGCTGTGACGGTCCACTCGGAGCGTTGGACATAGGGCGTGGAGGAACGGCAGGGTCAATTACAGTCCCGTAAATGTCTCTTGCCTCCGGCATAACTTCCCCACCACCGACCACCGGGCCTCTGCCTGGACTTGGAGGCGTTAGCCCAAGGTGGTCAAATGGCTTGGGCGCTTCCGCAACCCCACCACCAACCACGGGTCCGCGCCCCTGTGCAGGCATGATCCCAAGATGGTCGGGTGGTCGCTGCGGTGTGAGGTCAGCGATAGCCCTCTCAAGATCTGAAGCGAGGGTTGGGTTATTAGCGGTTTCCCCAGCTGTTGCAAGCCCACCACGGAGCCTCTTGGCTTCATCCAGCAACGAACCAAGGTCAAGTTCAGTGACGGGACGCATGGCGTCTGCCTTGGCGTAGATCCCCGGCGTGTTCTGCTGGAACCGGAACTTGTTGCCGATAATGTCAGCCTGCCCAACGGAACCTGACATAGCCTTTGATGGGCTGCCGGGGACCGTGAACTCGTTTAGATTCGTAACCGCCCTAAGTGCCTCCGGGTTCTGCTTGCGGGTGATCGCGGGCACGGACAACTCTTGGATAAGCGGGAGTTCAGACACGGGCTGCGCCAGCATATTCGCACGGGTGCCAGTGACCATGTTGTTCAGTGTGTTGCGAAGCCCAACGCTGTTGCTCTGGTTCTGCGCGGAGAAGTTGAACACAGGAGCGTTGCTAACCCGATCACGCAGCCAAGTGATCCAAGAGGTAGGGTCGTCAATGAGGTCTGCGGCATTGGGTTCAGCGCCAGCGGCACGGATCTTCTGTTGCAACTCCTGGAACTGGGCGGGTAGTTGGCGCTTACCCACGCCAGCGTAGAGTTTCGTCAGCCCAGACAGAGCGCCCTCCGCGCCAACCTGTGCTACCGGAGCAGCGATCATCCCCATGAAGGCGTTACCAAGCCTGTTCTTTTCTGGCCCCACCTGTTCCTGCGCCAGTCCAGCGCCGAACCCACCGAGCATAGCCTTCCCGGTGTTCACCGCAGCCTTACCGCCAGCACGGACGATAGGACCGCCTGGGAGCGCAGCGATAGCTGGGAGGTCAGCGGCTAGTGTGGCGAAGGTCTGGGTGCCGGGGTTATCGCGGTTCTGGACCTTTGCGATGTCTTGGTTGTAGGCAGCAGATAGGTCGTTAGCCGCAGCACCCGATGTAAGGGCTAGGCTATCTGGGATGGCATCAGCAAACTTCTGTTCAACGCCCTGCATCGCCCCACGGAAGGTTGGGACGCCGCGCTCGATGGTTCGCATGAAGGTGTCGAGAACGCCCTTGGACTTGCCCCGCTTGGCGAGTCTGTTGTATTTCTCAAGTTGGGCAGCGCCCTCGCCTGGGCCGAGTTTCTCGGGGTCAATGCCATACTTCAATGCCAATTCGCGCCAGTCTGATAGAGGCTGAATCTCCAAAGACTCAGGCAGGCTGCGGAGGTTGATCTTCTTCTTGGTGAACGCCTGCGTAACCTTGGGGTTAGCGTTCCCTGCAAAATAGTCTTTCCAGTCCTGCTCACTCAGTGGGTCAGACTTATACTCACCCTCAAGTTGCGGGGCGTCTAAAGGCGTAGCCTGCATCCAGAGTGGTTGCTTCTCATCTACCGGCTTGGCTTGTTTCCAAAGTGGTTCAGGCATTACTTAGTCCTCACGATTCCGTCAGGCCCCTTGAACTTCTGACCGGGCTTTAGCGCGGCAAAACCAGCGTCATCCTTGATGGCAACAACATCGCCGCCTTGCTTCCCGGCACCGCCGACCTCTGCCATCCTCTTGATGAACTTGACCGTTAGGCTGCGGATCAACTTTAGCGCGGCCTGTTTGTCCCCCATCGGGACCATCGGATCACCGATACGACCGGCCTGCTCACGATACAACTGGACATCCTTGTCCGACTGTGGGCCTTCCATGCGCTTCAGGTTCATCATCAACTGCGCCTGGAGGGACGCCATCTCTGCGTTAGCCTTTGTCTCGTCCGTGCTGATACCGGCAAGGCCCATCACCTTCGTCTTGACCATGCCACCGAGGGAACCGCTAGCCCTCTGGACACTGGCGTCTGCCTCGTCCAGCAGGGCCATGACCGCGCCAGGGTCAAACTTGGCGTTCTGGCCGCTACCCCTCTTGGCGTCACGCGGAGCGTAGCGGGGATCAACGGGCTTAACATCCTTCCCTTCACGGTCAGCGCGAAGAAGGACTTCCTGCCCAGTCGTGCGGTCTAGGGCGGGGGTAAGCGTGGATGGCTGCGCGGGTGCAGGCGTGGTGTAGGTAGCCCACTTTAGGGCATCAGCCTGATACTCTTGCGGGATTTGTCCAGCGGCAATAGCCTCTAACACCTGCACCAGCTTGATAGGTTTGTCTTTCTTCTCGCTTCTCCAAGAAGCAATAAGCGCCGAGGTATCGTTCTTCTCTGAGGCGATCTTCTCCGTGCTGCCTAGTTTCTTGTCGAACTGGTCAACCTTCACGCCAAGCTCACGGTCCTTCAGCCCCGGCGCGGTGGGGACCTGCGGCATCCCGATCTTGTCACCGACAGCCTGCATCATCGGGGCGTTGCCCTCGTTGCCGTACAGAGCCATCATCTGAGCGCCCTGGATGAGCCGCTGGGCTTCCATGTTCCGCATGGTGGCTTCGTGCATCTTGGCTTCTTCAGCCGCCTTCTGCTGGGCAAGACGGTCCTGACCACCCTGCCTGAAACGGTCCATGAACACATCAGCCATCGTAGGCTGCTGGGCAGAAGCCATAGCAATCTGGTTGTTGCGGTCAAGACCCTGCTGGGTGACGCTTAGGAGTTGATCATACATGCCCATTAATCATCCCCTACCAGTTAGCATCGTAGTTGTCATCGCCATAGTTACCGGTTCCAGTATCGTACGACTCTATTCCGTTGTTGACGCTACCGCCACCGGCAGACCCACCCCAGTTAGCGCCTGCCATCGCCTTCCCAATGCCGCCAAGAGCTGATGCCCAATTGCGCTGGTTGCTCATGTTCTGCGCTGCCCTATTGTTCATATTTGCAAGGTTATACTGTGAGTCAAGGCTGGTCTGAGCGATGTCGCGCTGGGTAGCATTATTGATGTTCTGCATCCCGTAGCCAGCGCCAAGGCCGACCTGCTGCATCCCCAGGCTCTCTTTCTGCATCCCCTGGTTGAAGGCGGTGTCCTTACGACCGCTCAGGAAAGCCATCATGTTCATCCGGTTGTTCAATGCCATCTGGCGCTTATCAGTTGCCTGCTGACCGGCGGCAAGGGCGTTCTGGTTGAACTGGTTGCCCAACTGGAGGCCCATCCGCGCGCGGGTCATCTCACCAAGGCCGCTAGATCCAAGCCCACGGGCAGCAAGAGCCTGTTCCTGCGCCTGGAGCTGGTTGTCGTAGGTGCCCTGAGTCTGGGCGTTCATCGACTTCAGGTAGTAGGGCGAGTTGGCTTCAGCCTCCTGCTGCTGGAGCGCAAGCAAGAGGGGGTTCTGGCTGGTAGACGCCGAAGCAGAACCCGGATCACCCGCCATAGCCTTTAGCTGGGCAAGTTGAAGTTCCTGCTGCTGGATGGCGTCGTTAGCCGCGCCAGTGTTCGATTCATAGGTTTTGAGCGCGTTCTGGTAAGACTGGAGTTGCGGGGCGGCGTTCTTGTCCACCTCACGTGCCCACTTAGCAAAGGCGATGTCTCCAGAGGTGCCGCCAAACTGGCCCCCGGTCTGCCGCATGAAGTCTTCCCAGAAGGGATTTTCCCCACGGCTATTGCCCTGCCAATCTACCCCGCCCTTGTTGATGTAGTCAGAAGCCAGCAGCGGCTTCCCGTCAGCACCGGCCCGTAGGTTGAAGTCAGCAAGCGTTGGCATCTTGCCACCGCCCTTGGCCTTCAACTGGTCCAGCATCAACTGCTGCTGCTGCATCTGCTGGGTCAAGCTGCTAGAGGCGCTGTTCCCTCCCATCAGCGCATCGTATAGGCTGGCATCCTGATAGGAGGAAGGGTTGTAGGCCCCCTGGCTGGTGTTCTGGACATAGCGCGTCCCGCCAGTGATGGGATCGTAGATCATGCTCCCGTAGGGGCTGGATACAGCGCCGGGGTAGCGGGTGGCAGGCAACTGGGGGGCGTCCATCTGGTTCTTACGCGCCTGCTCCTGCGCCATAGCCGCGCTGCCTACCGAAGCCACCGCGCTAATCGTTGCTACGCTAGACATTTCATAGCCTCCATACGTGCTTGCCTGTAATCTACTGTTATTTCTTCACCTACCATCCCGCCCATCTGCCCCTGGATATTTTTATCGGCATACAGATAAATGTTTCCCGATCTGTAGACCATCTTGGAGTTAGGGCTAGCGGAATGGTTGGTATAGCGTCCCAGTGGCGTCCGGTTGCCACCGATGTTCGCCTCACCGATCAGTTCACCCGCCTCGTAGGGAGAGCAGGCAAAGACGCCCTTCCCGTGGATAGGAGACTCGGCCAGCTGAAACTTATAGAACCCAAGCGGCATCTTGATCTGATCGTAGGGGTTCTCGGACTCCAACTTGACCTGTTCCTTGGTCACGCCAAGGTCGTCAAGCATCTTGTCAAAGTCAACATGGTCTGCGAAGCAATTCTTGCCCTCACGGGTGGAGCGTTCATGGTTGCTAAACGCCTCAGACTTCTCGATGAAATAAGCCTCTACCTCGTCCCCAGTGGTTAGGTCAGTGGGATAGACATTGAGCCAAGTGACCTTCTCATGGACATAGCCTCGCTTCCGTCCGGGCTTACCTACAAAGACCAGCGGTGCCGTGAGCGTCTGCCCATCGTCCATCGTGACGCAACCCTCAAGCATGATGTTCAGATGTTCATACTTCTGGAGGTGCCCAATGGCGACATTCCCAGCGGGGAGCGTGACCTGACGGACGCAGAGGCCAGGAGAGAAAAGATGGACTACTGGAGCCTCCGCCTGGGGCAGCGCCAGCATCATCTTTTCCATCTCGGGGATTGCCGGGAGCATGGGCTTAGCCGCCAGCGATGCCAGCAGGCTTGGAATCCCATTAGTTGCTTCAGGCAACAACTGCATCAACCACCTCGGGTTGCATTTTAACATTAAGATCGTTAGCAACATCGAGGCGCAGAAGGCCCCAAACATGGATGTTGGTTGGGAAACGGTTAATCATCATCGCATCCCGCATCCCGTCGAAGTTGGTTTCCCGGTGGAAGCCCAGCCCACCCAGCACCCGTCCGGTCTGGATATGGCTCACGGGATGGCGAGAATCCACACGCCTGATAGATGGATCTCGGAACCAGTAGCGCCACAGATCCAGGGCCAGAGCCTTCAGATCGTCCTGCTTCTGGTCCCAGCGCCCCCGCTCTTTTATAAGGGTAACGCCAAGAATACCAGGCTCAAGAGCGTAGGTAAGCACCACAGCGGCCACATCAGCTTTCTCATGGATCACCCCAAAGCCCACGCCTCGGGCTACGGCACCTAGCACCAGCGGGTCTAGGAACTGGTCTGGAAGGAGCGACTTCTTGGAGAGCAGACCAAACAGGCTCGCCGGGTCGATGGTTTCTGCTGACGGTGTAAACGCTAGCGCCATTAGCGCATCCCCTTGAATCTCGCCTCGAACCGGAACCCGACAATCTGCGGCGGCGTGGGGCTATCACTCGTTGAAAACTTCAACTGATAGGCCCTGCTGTCGCCTCGGGTGTAGAGCCGATGCTGGTTAAGAAAAGTCCCGGTGGTCGCAATATTCAAACCATCGGTCGTGCTTTGTGTGACAGTGTGCGTCTGGACTTCGCCAGCCCTACCGTAGTCTCCGATAACCTCAACATTCATATTGTAATTGCCGAGCCTCGCGTCCATGAGCAAGTCAATCCAGACAAGCCGCTTGCGGCGGTAGGTGTCCAGATTGAAGAAGGCGCTTTCGTAGGTAGCGGCAATCGCGGTGCCCTTGTCATCGTTCCCGATGGACAGCGTATTGATCGTCCCATCGGAGAAGATGGCGTGAATGTCCTCATCCATGGACCTCAACGCATCTACAATCGGCCAGTCTCGGTACTTGGACCATGCCCCGATGCTCCCGTCTGGAGACTTGATCGTGTACTGGAACACCAGACACTCATCGTTCACAGTGACGCCAGGAGCGCTAGGATAGGCCCAGACGATGCGCTGGTTGTTCAGGTCTAGGTAGGCAGCAATCAAGTCCCAGCGATCCAAATTGGTGCCATAGACGATGGGCGCGACCTTCACGCTCATAGGCGTGGATTTGATATCAGCGCCGATGTCGATACGGCTTAGGCTGGTCGGCCCGAACTGGGACCACAGGAACACATCATCGCCAAGCGTGATGATGCTCTTGGGAGAACGGCAACCAATGCCCACCATCTTGTTGAGGCGAAAAGTGGACGGAAACGACCCAGTGTAGAAGAAGGCATTGGTCGGCGTGAAAAACACGGTGAAGTCGAACAGCGTAGCCACAGCCTTGATGTCGTTGCGCTCTGCCCCCGTGATCTGCACCGGGGAGCCATCTACATTGAACCAATCCAGCCCGTTGTTCAGGGCGCTGGCCCACCAGAAGTCCTTGCGCCACGCGATGAGCCGCTGGTCCAAGCCACGGCTGATCACGGCGAACCCTTCCGGTGCCCCATTGGTTTCCCAGTCGCTAGGCGTGTTGTAGGCCATGCTGACGGTGGGGGGTGGGGTGAACGGATCTTCCGTGTCGCCGGCATCGGTGTAACTGGACGCCAAGCCGCTGACCTCTGCGATCAGGTAGAACTGGTTGGATGTGGTGTTGTAGCGGTAGATCTTGTAGGCGATGGCACCAAGCACCGGCACCCACGACAGGGTGTTGGCGCTCGTAGGCGATAGGACGGACGGGCCAGAGAAGATGTTGCCTACCGTGGATGGGAGGCTTTCGCCCTGCCCCGCAACCGTAGTGAGGACATATTGCCACTGGCGAGTCAGGCTGGTGCCGGTAGCGAAGATGCTGGGGGCGGCTGGCGGGCTCAGCAGGGACGCCGCCTTGAGCGTCACCATGTCTGACCCAGGTGTGAAGATGAACGGCTGGTCGGTTCCGTTGGCCCAGTAGAACTTGCCGTTGAAGTCGGTCCCCTGGTAGGGCGTGTCCACATTGGAGATGGAGTTTGCACCCGTCCGGTCGGTGAAGGTAGCCATATCGCCGGACTCGTAGAACTTGTTACCAGCGATGGCTACAAAGACTTCCGTCCCGTCCTGTTTGTAGAAAACATCCAGCATCTTGGGGCTAGTTCCGAGCGTAGATGCTGTCTGTAGGCAACCTGCTCTGCGTTTAATGCCACCCGTGATATCAATATCGAAATTGACGATATCCCGAGCCTCACCATCCTTCAGATTGACAATCGTAGCCTTACGGTTGATCCCACCGAAGTTGTAGGTCTCAATCCCGCGCTGACTCTGCCCATCGTAACTAACGGCCATCTGCTACCCCCAGAAGTTCCAACCATTCCCACCGGTCTTGGTGGGGTCAAACCGCTGGTGCATTTGCGGGTTCTGGAGCGCAGACCGGCGCTTGTTCATGTTCTGCTGGATCAACTGCTCGTAGCGCCCCATGTCGGCCTGGGAGTCGGGATACTCCAGATAGAGCTTCAGTTTCCACTTCCCAAAGGTTATCAAAGGTTCTACGAACTCGGGCGGGACATCCCAAGTCATCGCATCGCCAGCAGCCGAGGCGGGGATACGGACGCCAGGGTGCTTGTAGTAGGCAAGGACAAACTGCGGGTTGGTCGTTACCGTGTTGCTTGTAGGCGCGGGGAACACGCTTAGAACCTGATTCTTCACCATGTAGGAGTGAGGCCCACCCTGCCCACCTGGATCAACCGTAGGGATGTAGTAGGGCCAGTCAAGCGGCGTGTATTCCTTCATGGGCGTGTTGGTAAGGCGCACCGGCATCGCCAGACGGTCGAAGTTCTGCGGCAGCTGGTAGGAGCCCACGCCAGCCACCAGAGGAATGAAGTAGGTTTCCTGAAGCCACTCCCACCGGGCGCGATTGTAGAGGTCAATGATGCTGTCGTTCAGTGCCTCCCTGACCACTTCCGAACGGTCGTTCCCAGACGCCATGCTGGTGATCTGCTCAACGCCGCACTCCCGCTGGACGCGGTTCACCATGTCGAGTGCGACCGGGACACTAAGCATTCCTGACTGGACTACACTCATGTTTCACCCTAAGAGATATTAGCCCGAATGTCCCAAACATTGTAAGAGCCGGATGACTGGTAGGCTGGAGTAACGCTATTGGTGCAAGTGCCGAGGACGAAGCGAACCTTGAGATTGTTGAGGTTGCTAGAGAACAAGGCGGCGGGGATCACGGCGGAGATGGTCTCCTTCGTGTAAGTATTCGCAACAGCAGCGCCGATGGTTGGGTAGTAAGGCCCTGGCAGTGGGGATGAGTCACTTGCCCCGCCGTAGGTGGTCTTGCCAATCTCCCAAGTCCCATACCGCTTAACACGCACCCAGGTAGCGCCATCCACCTGATAGTCCACATCCACATTGGAGATGACAGCGTTCCCACTGGAGTCCAGAGCCGTGTAGGTGACTAGGGCGCTGATGCCGATAACCAGAGTGCAGAGCGAAAAGTTGGTTTTAGGCAGGGCGTTGAAGGTATTGTATTCAACCGTCAGGTAATCCGGCGTCCCCGCCACCGCAGACCCAGTTACGGTAGCCCGATCAGCGGAGGTGGTGTAGGGCGGATCATCTGCGCGGCTAGACGGGAGGTCGTAGGCGTAGGTAGGATTGGTAATCGTCCCGCTACTCGCTGTAGGGCGAGCGACAAGAATCAATCCACTCCCAGTGGCCGGAGTCGTGAACATTACGAGAACTTCTTATCTAGTGAGCAGTAAAGAAGGTCGTTAGTTGCATCGTAGGTGGCCACAAGGCGGTCCATAGCCCCAAGCGCCGTAGAGAGGACCGGGGCAACGCCACCGGCAAACTTGAACTTTGTCCCAAAGGAGATAGACCTAGCAACGGAAGTGTCCTGCTTGATGAACCAAACATAGCATCCACCGGAGCCGGGGTTGGTGGGATTCTCAAGCGTCATGTTGCTGCCGTTAATGGCCACATAGAACACGTTGCCAAGGTTGCAGTTTGTGTTCAAAGACGCAGCGAAGGGCAGGGTGACCATCGTGACATTCTGCTGCGCCGTGTATTGCTGCGCCGTAGTCAGGGATGCCCCATCCGTAATGCCATACCCAGACAGGGTAGTAGGCTTAGAAGCCACATTGGCAAAGGTGGGGGCAATCGTTACAGGCGTCACGCCAGTGACCCGCCCAGTGGCGTCAGTTGTGAACTGCGGAGTCTGAGTAGCCGAGCCGTAGGTTCCAGCGGTCCCGATGGCCGGGAGATCGCCAGTCACCAGAGCGCGGAAGGTGGGGGCACCGGCAGAGCCATCAGGGGCGATGAGCGCGGTATTGGCTGTCTGGGAAGCCAGCGTAGCGCCAAGCGTCCCTAGTCCCGTAATGGGACTACCAGTGACCGTGAACATGGCGGGGAGGCTAAGGCCAACACTTGTGACGGTCCCAAGGCTGGGGCTGGGGAAGGTAGTAAGCTCGTCCACGAAGATGACATTGGAGAGGGTCTTTGAGGCGATTGACCCACCCGTGATCACAATGTCGTAGTTCCCGTCAGCCGCAGCGAAGGCGTATTCCCCGTTGGCGTCCGTGGTCATGGGATTGGTTTGTGTAACCGGCGCAGTTCGGCTACCTGAAGCGGCATAAATGGTCACAAGAGGCGTGATTGTGCCGCTTGCGTAAACCGATACTGAGGCACCCTGGATCGGCCTGCCAGTCTGATCCTGCACAACCCCATACCAACGCTTCATCTTAAACCCCTCAAGAGATCCATTCTACTATGCAAAGACCATCGCTCCCATTTGCACCGACACCCATAGCAGCGCCCCCGCCACCACCAGCGCCGTAATTCCCCGCTGCTGGGACAGTAGCCGCTACACCGCCATAATTGCCACCGTTACCGCCCTTACCGAATGCGGAAGAACCGCCGCCCCCGCCACCCGCCTTGTTGCCAAGATCACCTAACCCACGCGCACCACCAGCGAATGTCTCCAGGCTGTTGCCAGCTACGCCATGATCGCCGGTGAAACCGTCACCACCATTCCCGCCAGTAGAACCAGAGATAGCAGCGCCAAACCCGTATAGGATTTGCATCGCCGTGGTTGTGAAAGTGGTTGTGGTACCACCACCGAACCCAGCCATAGTCCCGTTACCAGCCGTTGATGCCACACCAGCCGCAGAGGTTGTGCTACTCCCACCACCGTTCCCGCCATTGGCCTGCACTAAAGAGCCAAACGTGGTATTCCCACCGGCAAGTCCAGCCACCCCAGCGGAATTCCCGCTACCAGCGGTTCCAATGGTTATTGGATAGATCGTTCCTGGGTCTACAGGCAGCGTCCTCCTGATCGTTGCGGCACCAGATCCTCCAGCGCCACCACCGGTATCCCCGCCACCGTTAGAAGACCCACCACCGCCGCCACCACCTCCACCAACGCAGGTAACGGTTGCCTGGATAACACCTGGAGGTGCTGTCCAGCTTGAAAGCGTATAGAACACCAAGCGGTTCAGCGTCACGGCCACCGGGGCGGTTGCAGAAGGATCGGATGGTGTGAACTGGGTGATGGTCTTGCTGATGTTCAGGACTGCCGATGATCCAGTAGCTTCGATGCTATAGGAACCCGGCTCAATAGCAAAGACATACTCACCATTAGAATCTGAGTTAAAAGGGTTAGCAGACGCAACGATGCTCCCGTCAGAGGCGATGGTGAAGATGATTGGTAGTGGGGTGATGACATTGGTCTTTGTAATGGTCAACTGAGCGCCAGGAACCGGGTTCCCGTTTAGATCAGTTACCTTCCCCTGGAACTTCAGCATCTACCACCTGAATGAGATAGACAGCGTTGCCCCTGGCATCCCGGTCCAAGCCACATCCCCGCAGCGGAATGACCCGCCATGCTTCTTGTCGTAGAGTTCCTTGGCGATGCCCAGGCCGAAGGCAACAGCAATACCCGTCTTGGGGTAGCCCAGTTCCGCCCCAGCGTAGCAAACCGCAACACCAATTACCGCATGGGCGGCCTTATGGGTGACATAGGTCTGACGCGCAGGCGTCATGCACATAAGCGGTGCGCATATGAAAGGAAGAAGCCATTTCATGCAGAAACCCCCGTTGCAGCACAGGCCACAACGGGGATTTTACCATGCTGGGTAAGGCTAACGCCCGGGCTGCATCTGCCCTCGCGCCTTGTCCCAGGGATCAGGCATCTTCTTGAAGCGGTCCATCTGCTCACGGAAGTCCTGGTAGGTCAGGTTGCGCCGATGGATCATGTAGGGGAACCGCATCAACGGCTGGTAGTATTCACGGAAGTTTGACCCGTCAATCGGCTCATGCTTCAGGAGCTTGATGGAATTGATTTCGTCCATCGTGATCACATAGTTGTAGGGAATGATGATCTTGTGACCACGGATCACGGTCAGAGGGCTATTGACGCCGTTGTTGAAGAAGCACTCACGCGGCTCGTCCGTCTGCTCCATGATCGTCAGTTCAACATACTCGCACTTCTCGTCCTCGCTGATGGCCCTGCGGGGAGGCTCGTAGGAGAGGCTGTTGCCAGCCTGCGCTGGCTCGTCATCCTCGATTAGATCCTCACGGACACGAACCCGGATCTTCTTGTTGACCGGCTTCGGCTTGGGGCCGCGCTTCTTCCCGTTCGGGTTGAATGCGCGTGTTTTCTTCGGTTCTGGGGCATTTACTTCCTGCTCGGGGATGTCGCTCATGCGTTTTTCTCCTGCGCTAATTATGGCGCTCCCCATTCTACCATAAATAAAGAAGGGGCCAATTAAGGCCCCGTTCTCTATTCGTGAACTGTGAACTAGCGTCTAGCGCCAGAACTCAAGGTGGTAAGTGGCCGAGGCGGTGGGGTTCACGGAGGTCCCGAGCGTGAAGCCGGGGCCTGAAGCGGCGGGAGAACCAGTAGCCTTGGTCGCTGGGGCGGCTTCCGATCCATCCAGGAAGGTGTAGCCGTTGCTCGTGACGACAGTCTGGTCGCCAGCAGCCACACGCTGGACCATGTAGCCAGCGGCGAGGTTTGGGTTGCCCTCGGTGCGAGCGCCGTTGCCCATCGTGCCGGAAATCTGAGTCGAGAGGACCTTGCGGGGCTTGAAGCCGGGGAACACGGAGCAGGCCAGAGGGCCACCCGAGTCAACAGTCAGAAGCGCGGTGCCGTAGCCCGTGACCTCATCAATGCTGACATTAGTGAGAACAGAAATAGCAGCCATTTGAAAATTCTCCTTAGTTTGTTAGGAAGAAGGACGGGGGGCCGAAGCCCTAAATTAAATGCTTTGGTATGAGTTTCGACTTTGACTTTGATCCATTAAAAAAATCTCCATCTAACTCAATGAATTTAGAACTAGATGGCATGTAAACCAGAAAAACATCTACTTCTCCGTGCTTGCTGGTCCCTAATTTTGATGCTCCACTCGCCATAGAGATTGACCAACTGTTTTTATGGCTTGAGTCTTTTAACCCTGCGAGTTTAACATTTACTTTTAGATACACACCATCTTTAACGGCTACAAAATCATACGGGCATGAGTGGACAAGGGGAACAAGAATTTGGTAGCCCTTACTGGAATAGTATGAATAACCCAGCAGTTCGACAGAATCCCAATTCACCTTGTCCACGAAGCCCCCCTATCCAAACTAGGCGCTCACGCCGACTTCAAGACGGACGATCCAGTTTTCATTCAGGATCTTGGCAGCGCAGTAAGCCTTCCACCCGATGCTGGAGAACTGACCGAGAGGGTTGCTGTGGTCGGTCTGGGTCGCGGGGATGTAGTAGGACTGGCTGGCTTCCGCCAACTTCACGGTCGCATAAGCCTCAGCGCCGAACACGATGCAGAGGTGAACATCGTTGTTGGTGACACCGGCAAAGCCAGTGTTGAGGGAAGCACCGACAGCGGCGAAGCTGGAGGCCAGGGTGGACTCGAAGAACCGGATTTCCTTGTAAGCGCCAACTTCACCTTCCTGTGCGCCACCAGCAGGATACTTGCTCACATCCATGTAGCCGCTGACATTCTGCTCAAGGTCATACTTGATTTCGGGGGTGATGAAGGCCACGTAACCGGCGCGGATACCCTGGGTGCCGATGTTGCCGCTGGGGTTGAGCTGCTTGTTGAGGGGCTTCGTGTCAGCCTTGCGGAGCGTACGGATGATCTTGTCCAGCGCGGGGCCGTTGATCTTGCCGTTGACGGTGCTGCGGCCACCAGCACCGAGAGTGCCGATGCTGTCAGTGGCGTAGAACACCTGGGTGCCAGCGGAGATGCCAGCCCAGTAAACACGCTCGATGGTCTGAGCCATGTTCTCAGCGTTACGCTTGATGTATTCGCCGTTGGCATCCTCGAAAGAGGTGAAGCCAACAACATCCGTCAGGCGGCTGATGTTGCCATACTGCGCCAGGGTCACGGTCACATCGGTGGAGGTGGGGTTCACATCGCCCGGAACCACGCCTTCAGCAACGCTCTTGACGGTGCCGGGGACGAGGCCAGTCGTGGGGGACAGACGCTCATAGCGCCGGAACTTGACCACATTCGAGTTCTTGGAGGGGAGCGATTCCTGGCGACCGAAGCGGCTGGTCAGGATCTGGGGCTGTGCAACCGCAAGGCAAGTGCGGTTGACAAATACGCCAAGATTGGCATGGTTCGCAGTGGTGTTAGCAGCCATTGTGAGGCTTCCTTAAAGGAGGACCCTACAAGATGCCGCGTTTCCGAAGGTAGGCATTAAATTCCTTTTCGGAGGCGGTAGCAGGATCAAAGTTGGAGTTGCCCTGTCGGGGAGTGTCGCCAGACTCATGCTTGGCCTTAGACTTCAGCACGGCCTTAACGACCTTGGAGCCATCGGAACGAGTCTTGCCCAGCAGTTCACGCGCCTTCTCGATGAACAGGTCTGGATTCTCCAGCACCGCATTTCGAGTGCGCTCACTACGGGACTCAAGGTATTCAGTCATCAGGGGCCTAGCGGCGTCCCAGTCGGCACCTAGTTCATTCTGGATGATACGGATGTTCGTATCTGCCTGAGTGACCTGCTGGTACTGCGCCAACTGCTGTTCAAGCACCTTCCGGCGCTCTCGCTCGGGTTCCATCTCCGCGTCAAGGATGGGCTTCAGGATCTTGCGAAGCTCGTCCATCTGGGGGTCAAGAACTGCCTTCTGCTGGGCCTGATTCTGGAACTGGAACTGCGCGAACTGCATTCGCAGCGCGTGAGCCTCCTGTTCAGCCCTTTGGCGGCTTTGCCGTTCAGCCTGGAGTTCCGCGAGGGGGACAACCTTGGCCTTGGGTGCGGGGGTTTCGTCCTGGGTTTCCTCTGCCTCAGCTTCGGACTCTACAACCTCGGAACCTTCCTCCACTTCACCGTCAATCTCGTTTTCAAAATCTTCGGGCATTTAGTGCCTCCTGGGTATCCTGCGGTACACGCTACCGCTGGCGATAGTGGGATTCTACCACAGCGTTGCAATATGCAACACGCTCTTGAGATTCAGTTATTCCTTCTCAAGCCTCAGAGCAACCATGCGGAGAGCGTCATACCAGCCCTGCGCCTGCCATCGGGCCTGATCGCTGCCCTGGCTGGACACCATCTGGGACACTTGCTGCCACATTTGGACCTCCAGGTAGCGTCTGAGCGCCTCCACCCTTGGGTCCAGCACCAGCAGGTCCAGGGCTTCCTTCTCCTGGTCCGTCAGGCGCTCCGGGCTGTGCTCCAGCGTTTGCCATAGCCATTTGCTGTTGTTCAAACAACATCTCCTGTTCTGATTTGATGAACTGCCAAGCGTCATCAATCTTCAGCTTCTTTGCCATAATATTGATCAGCGGACCAGGTTTAACATAATTCATTACAGGGGCAAGAAACTGAAGGAACTGCATCAGGCTCCCGACCTCAGCCTGGGAAGCAGCCATATTGCTGACACCCACAGGGTGGACATCGAACTGACCTGCGATCTGCTCTGGGCTGACCTTGATGGTAATCGGCCCTGTGGGCTCGATTCGCATCCCCGTGTCGGGATCAGTGATGCCCTGTGTCACGGCGTCTCCGCTGACCTTGATGGTCTGCTCATCGTCAAGCAACTGCTGGTTCAGCGCGAACCACTGTTCTAGGATGGGACGAATGACCGTGTGTTCGATGTGCTGGGCAATCTCCAGATCCTTCGCCTGGGAAGCCTGGGCGGTGATGGCGCTCTGGGTGGCAGAACCACCGGACTTCTGCTCCATCATCGGCAACTGAGCGCCCGTGGACCGATTGAACTGGTCCAGCATGAACGCCACTTCCTGCATCCCCTGGCTGGTGAAGTCGTTGAACTGGATGGGCACGACATTCTGCAAATCCTGGACCTGGATCATCGTTCCAGGGGCGGAAATGAGGTTTTCGGGGTCAATCACGCCGTCATCGCGGTATTTCCAGATCTGGTTGAGCGCAAGGGCGTGAGCGTCGATGATCTGGTTGGAACGGACATTCACATCGTCCTGGATACCAAGATTCTGCTCCAAAACGCCGTAAGCGTAGGTGTGATCACCGCTGGGGCCATACTGACCAAGGTTCCAGGGGATTTTCCCGTGTGCGTAGGGATTTTCCTCGAAAGCCATCAGCACTCGGCGGTTCCCGACCACGGCGCGGAAGTTCTTGAAGCTCTGAATGGTGCCATCCACGCCACGAACGTGGAAATTGCCCCACATTTCGAGCAATTCCACCGCTGGAGTATCGTCAATAAGCATTCCAGTGGCTACATCCGACTGTCTCATGTAGTTATCGGAGGTTTCCCGCTGCCGAAGCTCATTAACTAGCTCGGAAACGCCCTCGTAAGGCACATTTCCATACTCATCGGGCTCAGTAGTGGCTTCCAGATACTCTTTGGTGCGGTGGAACCTTGAAATTCGTGTGTAGTAGAGGTCATCGTCAGGGTTGCGCTCCACCACGAAGTTCATAATGTCGCCAATAACGAGGTCTGGCCCCTCGTACATGACGATTTCGCGCCGTGGAATCGCCATTGTGGACAGATCCAGCGTCCCGTCCTCGGGATTGATGGCCTGCTCCATCGCAGCCTGCATTTGGGTGGGATCGGGCACTGTAATGGTGTCCTTGCGCCACTTCACAGAGAAGGGGTAGTTCCCATACTGGCAGATCAGGTAGATCAACTTGGTCAGTTTAGACCGCAGACCTACCTTATCCATCTGGTATTTGCAGAGCGATTCCATCAGGATAGCGCCTGCCTCGTCGTCCGGCGTCCTGCCGCTAGCCTTGAACCAGTCCTTGGGCAAGAGCATCTGGCTAAACTTGCTGGAGACGTTGTTCAGAGCCATGCTGCTGATGGGGATGTAACGCTTGGAACGGTAGTTCGCCAGTTCCTTCCATGTCTTGCCGAACTCGGACTCAGCAGCGAGGCGGCACTCGTTCCAGCGGTCCTCCTTCATCAGCCGTTCCCGCTTCAGGCGGTCCCAGGTTGAAACGACCAGATTAACAACGGCCTCTTTGTCTGCCCCTGGGTTGATCACAGATCCTCCTAGTAACGCTGCCAGGGGTTCTTCATGCCACCCATGTAGCCCCGTCCACTAGGCTTCATCGGGCTTTCCTGTGGAAGCGTTGCACCACCACTAGGCTCCCAAGGTGTGGGAGGCGGGAGCGTGGCACCGCCCATGTTGTCCTTCTGGTGCAGCCAGGGGCTAGGAGCAGGCAACGAGGCCCCGTCCTGCGGTCCCCAAGGCGTGGGAGGAGGCGTGACGCCGCCCTGCTGCGAGAATCCACCATAGCCCTCGAGAGGCTTACCAACGCCAAGACGGGCCTTCATCATCTGGGAATACATGGGACCGAACATTATTTGTATCCTTTCGCCTTCTTGATGTCGCTCTTTTCCTTCTCGATGAAGCCCTTCTTGCCGAGCTTCGCCATCTCTTTCATGTCCTCTGGATCAAGAGCCAACTTCTTCGGCTTCTTGCCAGTCTTGAGAGCGCCCATCATCCGGTCCTGTGCCAACTTGTCCATGCAACCCCCCTTTATTGAGCGCCATACTGCCCAAAACGGGCCATACGAGCCTGATTCAGCATTTTAGCACGATGGCTACGGGCGTTCTCATCGTCTGATTTCTGACCTCTGCGTATCATATACAAAAGCCCGTCGACGCAATGGTCGTCACCGCTTGTGTCGTATTGGTCTAGGTTGGACCGATCTACTTGGAGTGTCGGGAGCGTCCGGATGAGATTTGGGCAAGACTCCATGATATGAATAGCGGCTTTGCCGTTAACAACCTTGAGATAGTCTCGGAGTCGGTCGATGCTGAACTTCTTGTTCTGCTTCTTGCTGGCTTCAAAGTGGATGCCAAGGCGTCCAAAGACATCTGCGATTGATTCTTCGCCTCCTGTCTTGTCGAAGCAGGACGAGTCGAGCCAGCGTTCCCGTATGTCCTCGTCAGCCATCTGCTCGAAACGCCTAATCTTGACTGCCACCTCAGATGCAGGCTCATGGTTCCCCTCACCATACAACTCCCTGTAGATGAACAACTCCCCGTTAGGGTTGAAGGCACCCCATAGGAAGGCGTAGGGGGACCGGGTTCCCCAGTCTGCCCCCATCACTCGATGCCAGTCTGCCGGTGGGTTAAACGGTCTGATGACATGGACATTAGGGTCCCACTCAGTGAAGAAGGCACCCTCCACCACATCCCACCGGCCATCCAGTAGCATCTTCCTGACATTTTCAGGCTTAGACCTAAGCTCTGCCTCGTACTGCCCCGTAGAATAGAGGTAATAGTTGTCCCGCAGGCGGGAAGGGATGAAGATACGCGTCTTAGTGACCGTCCGACCGTCCTCAAGTTTGATCTCCTCCTTGATGGGCTTCATGCCATGCGGGTTCTCACCGACCCCCCAACGCTTCTTCACCCAGTCATGCCCAGCACCGCCTGGGTTAGTCGTGCAGACACGGCGGGGGATGATAGGCTTCTGGTCCCTCCTTCCCGTGGTGTGGCGCAAGCGGGAGCCTAGATATTCATATTCCTCGTCAGTAGGCCAGAGCGTCAACTCATCCCACCCCTGCCAGTCGTATTCAAAGCCACGGTGGCTCAGGGCGTCCTGGTAGTTGCTAAGGTAGCTGAAGGTCAGATTGGAGCCGTATGGGGTAGTCCATCGGTAGTTGTCCTTGCTGAACTTCCACCCTAGCCCCTCGAAGCACTCATGGCTCTGCTTGATGATCTCATCGAGTTCCTTGTAGGTCTTGCGGAACAGAACGGCATTGGACTTCCGCCCGGTCATGTCCCCACGCTCGATGATGTGGTTCTGCGCGTCCATCAGCAGGGCAGAGGACTTCCCGCCGCCAGCAGCCCCTCCGAACAGGATTTCCTCGTATGGGCAACTCAGAACTAGGCGCTGTTTCTCCTGCGGTAGCCAACTCATCTAGTCCTCGTCCTCTGAGTCAACCTGCCGCTGCTTGGTCCTAGTGACTATCAGGAACCCCGAGCAGATAACGCAGTTGGAATAGTCCTCGTCGGGGAGCATGTCATACCAAGTCACCAGATGACCGCAGGCATTACACTCGCCATGTCCCACCGCCTGTCGCTTCTTCAGAACGATGTCCGGGCCTCGGTACTTACTTCGATCAGTCACCAAGGCTCTCTCCTCAACGGACGGACAATAACGCCAAACACTTTCGCGCATCCAATCATGTATCTCTCACTAAATAGCATCCCCGTGCCCATCTTGTCTGGCTTTTTGAAGTGCAACCCAACGCCAAGGATGCGGAACCAAAAGATCCACCCGCGCACCCCACGGCCAAATGAGCAGCAAAATAGCCTACTCACCTACCACCTCCCCATCAATCGCCCAAGGAAGGTTACTCTGGGGGGCGTCACTCAGGCTCTTGGCCGCCTCCTGCCACTCAGCCTCGCTAGCCTGACCTACGACGATGACACGCTCACGGAGGTTGGTCTGCTCGACCTCCATTGTCTTGGGCACCACAGCCACAACCTGAGCACCGAACTTTCCGGGGTTCTGGATTGCCCATTCAACATAACGCTCCTGGAACTTGGGATGGGCGAAGAGACTCACCACTAGATCCGTGGCTACCTTCTGCCTCTCCTTCAACCCCATGTTCCCAGGCTCTTTGTGCGTCAGCAGGGTCTTGGTCTTGCTCTCCAACCCCTGCCGGATCTCCCTAGCCAGTTCCTCGGCTAACGGGCTGACACTACCTATGATTTCCCCTGGGGCTACTCGCTCAACCTCCTGCTTTCCTCTAGCCATTGGTGCCGATCTTTGACCATTCCCACCGGATAAGGCACTTAACCCTGTCCTCCTTGGTCATCGACTCCCACTTGCCATCAACCCACTCATCAGCACCACCAGCGCCGAAGTGGATGGGGCAATCATCAACAACGATAGTCTCCAGCGGCTTGAACTGGTCATAGAACGATCCGCCATTGGTCACATCCTTCATCTTCTCAAGCCTAGCCCGTGCCTCATCCTGCGACACAACGCGACCACCTCGGAGGTCTGTGACACCATTTAACACCTTGCCCATGATCTCTACGCGCTTATTTGGTGCGTTCCATCGCCCCCAAGCCTCCTCCCATGTCTTAGCTGATGGCCCATGCGCTCCGCAGGTTTCGCAGTTGATATAACGTGTCTTTCCATCGTATTCAACGTGAAGCAACGCCTCTACTGACTTACCATCTGCCCCGCAGAATGGGCACGGGATAATCAACGCATCTTCCATTGGTGCTACCTCCATGACCCAATATAGGTGAAAGACGCCTAGCGTCAAGCCTTATGTGGCTAATTGCAACACCAGAACCCAAAGTAGGGTGTGGGTAGAGGGCTCAGGTCAGACTAAACCCACGCCACGGGTCCCTCTGGTGCCGCAAGGTTACTCCGGGGCCTGCTCCTCCTGATGCCCGTGTGGCATTATGCAACGGCAGTTCTTGCCTACCTTCTCTGGTCACATGAGGCATGTTGCATTTTGCAACGTCCAGACTCCAGGCCCTGTCCAGATGTGGACACCAGATCCAGTCCGTGTTGCATTTTGCAACGAGGTTTCAGACTGGATTGTCTGAATACTCTACTGGCCATTTGTCCAGATAATTATCGTGATGCATTTTGCAACGTCGGTCTAAGTGTGTGGCATTGTGCAACATCGCATGTGTATACTTTTTAGTCAGTGGCTCTGGATGGCGGGGTTGGG